TGGGCGTCGAGGCGTTCGCTGAGGATGTCGATGGCGCTGCAATGACCGTCGTCGATCAGCCATTGCAGGGCTTCGCGGGCATAGAACTCGGCGTCCATCTGGGTCTGTCGGGTCAACTTGACCCGGCGCAGCAGCCACAGCCGCGAGCCGATGCGATCGTCGGCGACGGTGGGAAACGTGTCGCCCCACCAGCCGAAGCGCTCTTCGTCGTCGAGGGCGTCGTCATCGGCGGCACGGCGCCAGGTGAACAGGCTGATGAGCACGGCGCGGGTCAGCGCGGCGTGGAGGTTCGGGCTGATCAACATTACTTGCCTCCTGTCGGCGCGCCGGTCTGGCCGCTGCCGGCCTGGACGCCGACGTGCACGTGTTTGATCTGGCTGATGCCAGCGGCCAATTGGTCGCCCGTGGAGACGATTTTTCCGGTCTGATTGATCACCGGCGTGTCGAAGTTCACCGCGCTGCTGGCGCGGATGTTCAGCGTGGCGGTGTCGATGTCGATGATCCGTCCGCGCTTGAAGTGAATTTTGTCGCCCTCGTCGGTGTAGATCGCCACTTCACCGGCGGCCAGCGATTGCAGGCGATAGCGGCGATCGGCGATGACCAGGGCGATGGCGTGGGAACGGTCGCCGCCGATAAACGTAACCACGCCTTCGGCACCGGCCAGCGGATGGCTGGTGAAACCGTAGGGTTCGAAGTGTTCGAGGTCGTCATTGACCTCGCCGGCGGTGAGGCGCATTTGCAGCGATTGCAGCTTGGATGCCGAATTGGCGAGCACGACAGTGCCGCGCGCCAGCAGGCGTGTCAGTAGGCTCATGCTTGGTTCCTGTATGAAACGGGCCGACGTCAAAAGATCGCAGCCTTCGGCAGCTCCTACATAGGATCGGCGTACACCGGTAGGAGCTGCCGAAGGCTGCGATCTTTTCAGGGCTTATGAGGTTTTTTTCGGAGGGCTGGGATTGGCATCGAAGGTATGCGGTGGCGCTACTTGCAGCGTGGTCACCGAACCCTGTGCCGACAGCGAATAGGTGACTTTGGAAATCAGCATGTCGCCATCAAACCCCAGCACCGGATCTTTCACCCGCACCAGCGTGTTGTGGCGCCACAGATCGCCGTTGGCCTGACGCCAGCCCTGCACTTGATAGGTGGTGGTCTGCGCCCGGCCCATGCGGGTGGCGCTTTCCCATTGGGCACGCTGCTGCGCCAACTCAAAGGTCAGTTGTGTGCCTTCGTTGATCACCGTGGTGCGCCGACGTTTGAAGGTCAGGTCGGCGGCCGTCGATTCAACTTCGCTGACCGCCGCCCCGCTCTTCTTGTCCGAACCCTTTTGCTGGCCGATCACCCGGTACTCGGAAAACACCTGGCTCTGATCCATCGGCGCATTGGCCGACAGAATATTTTTGCCCAGCTCCAGCGCATCGCTCGCGCGCCCGCCGCTGCCAGGCTTGGCCAGCACCAGTCGGCCCTGCTCGTCATCGGTAGAAAACACCCGTAGCAGCGAGAGCAAACGGTCGATCGACTGAAACACGGTTTCACCCGGCACGATCGTGTGTTTGGTCAGCCGTGCAGTCTCGGGAATCTCATTGACCACCATCAGGCCGTACTCCATCGCCAGCGCCTGAACGATGCTCAGCAGCGGTTGCTCCTGCCATTGATTCGGCTGGTTTCTGGCGGCGCAATCGACCAGATCCTGCGTCTTGGAGCTGCCCTCCAGGGTCAGGCTGATCTGCCGGCCGTCATAGCGGATCGGCGCCTTGAACACGTAACCGGTGAGCAGCAGATCCTTGCCGATCCTCACCTCACAGGGATCGCCGGGGCTGATCCGCTGATCGACGGTCTGCCCCGGCCATTGCCAGGTGATGTCGAGTTTGAAGGTGCGGAACTGGCGCTCCAGGTCAGCGGTGATTTCCACGCTTTTCCAGCCGCCGTATTCCATGTTGTTGACCGTCAGCGTGACGCGGTTATCCATTTCACTCATGGCTCACTCCCCCGAGACTTTGACATCGTTGGGCGAGAAACCTGGATGGTTCATTCCGTTGCGCTGGGTGATCTCAGTGACCCGTGTGGCATCGCCCAGATACTTGTAGGCCACCACCACCGCCGGAGCACTTTCCTGGATGGTTTTAGTGACCAGGCGTACCCCGGACGAGGCAACCGACTTGAGGTGCGCGACGGCCGCATCCTGCAGATCGCTGATCAGTTGGTGATGCGCAGGGCCAGCCTTGGTCTTCACCAGATTCAGGGTATCAACCAGCGTCTTCTGAATCGCCTGCACATCATCGATGGCGGGCACGTCCGGACGATTGATCGGCTGGTTGGCCTGCTGATCGACGGAAGGCGTCGACGACAATTTCACCGGTTTGGTGGCCACCGGCATGGAGGCGATCCACTGCGCCGCTTTCACGATCAGCGTGTCCTGCACCAGATCAGCCATGGCCTGCGCCGCTGCGTTGGTGTCCTTGCCGGTGGTGATCTTCGGCGCATCAGCCTTGCGGATCGCTTCGAGTTGTTGCGACACGTCGGCAATCACGCCACGGTAGCCCTCCTTCGCGAACGCCTTGAGTTCCTTGATATCACCGAGCAAACCTTTGAACTCCGCAGCCACTTCCTTGGGCAATTCCTTGACAGCCTTGACCAGTTCAGTGATCTGCCTGTACTGCTCGATCAGCGGTTTGAGCTGCTCTTTGATCACCTCATAAACCCCGGTCAGGCTGTTGCGCAAATTGGCGATGCCGATCCGCGCAGCCTTGATCAGCGTCATCGCCTGTTCGAAGCGCGCCACCGCTGAACCCAGCAAGGAGTCGGCCTTGACCAACAAGACTTTCTGCGTGCTGACGGTAGCGGTCGGGAACGGCAATGGTTGGTCGGGATAGAACTTCAGCGCAAAGGTCACCAGCCCGCCGTCCTGGCGGGTGTGGGTCATGTCGCACTCGCCGACCTTGACTTGCAGCCGTCCCAGCCACGGATGCACCAGCTCACCGCTGCCCGCTTCCAACGCCTTGAGCAGCTTGTCGCGCTGCTCCAGGCAATCAGGGCCGATGATGAACGCCGTGATGTCGTGGGTCTTGGCCTGCTGGCCGAGGTCCTCGAAATACGGCAGGTCACGCTGCGGATATTCGTGCAGCTGACCTTTGCGACCGACCGGGGTTTTCGCCTGATCGATCCAGAAGCCGACACCGCGAAAGGATGCCGGCAACAAACGGTCACGCCAATTCATTGGAACCTCCTGCCGACAGCGAGCGATAGCCGATGCGCGACGACAGCGCCAGGCCCGGTTGATTGGTTTGCGGTTGATCAGTGCGCAGCCCCGCCGGAGCATTTTCGAAGCGCACGGTCAGGCCGCCCTCGAGTTGCGTACGGTTGTTGGCGGCGCTTTGCTGGATCAGGGTGTTCGAGGTCTGCGACAGCGAGCTGCCCTGCAGAGCCGGTTTCTGCGCAAGATTTCCCGGTCCCGGTGTCGACAACTGGCTCGAGGAGGATTCGTTGTTGCCCTTGAAAAACACCGGCGCCAACTCGCCTTTGCCTTCAGCATTGGTTTTCAGTTGCGTCTGAGTGAAGACATCGACCCGAGCCTTGGCCTCGGCAACCAGCTCGCCAAAGCCGCCATTGAAAAATGCCTTGATCGGCGCGATGGCCTCTTGAAACTTGTTCGACCACTTCTCAATCCAGGCCGTAACGGGCGCCCAGTTCTCGATGATTTTTTCCAGCGGCGACCACCCCAACTGTTCGCGAATCACAGCGTACATCGCCAGGAAAGGCAGCTTGATGTAATCCCAGATCGAGGTGAAGACAGTAACCACACCGCCCCAGATCGCCTGAATCACCTCAAGGGGCGACCAGTCGAAAAAACCCTGAAGGAAAGCCTTCACCGGTACCGAAACTGCTCGAAGTAAATCCCAGATCGATGAGAACAAGCTCACCAACGGCCCCCAGTTGTTCAAAATCAGTCCTTGCGGCGAATAATTGAACAAGGTTTTGTAAAACTCGATCACCGGCGCCGCGACCGCTTTGACGCCGTCCCACAACGCCGCGAAAAACGCCGTGACGGGTCCCCAGTTGTTGATCAGCATTCCCAGCGGGGTGTAGCTGAACATTGTCTTGAAGAACTCGGCCATCGGGATCACTACCGGGGCAATCTTCTGCCAGAGCCCGATGAAAAATGTCGAGATCGGCTTCCAGTAAGCCACGATCAAACCGGCGGCCAAAGCAATGCCTGTGGCGATCAGCATGACCGGGTTGGCCTTCATCACCAGGCTCATGACGTCGAACACTTGAGTCGCACCGGTCACCGCGGTTTGCATCGCCGAGAAGGCAATCGCCCCGGCCGCCAGACCTTGCACCAGCTCAGGGTTGTCGGCAAGCAAGCTGCCGAAACCGTTGAGCATTGGTTCAAGGCTGATGACCACCGCGCCAACCGCCGGCACCAATGCGGCATTCACCGCCGTCGAAACCTTCTCCATCGAGGCACTGAACACGTTCATGTTCTGTGCAGCGACTTTCGGCGTGGCGGGCAGGTCGACGGTTTTTGCCGTGTCGCTGACTTCGGTCAGCTTGCCCTGAAACGCCGCCGCCGACTTGATCCCGTCCACGAACGGCGTGATCACGCTACCGCCCTTGAACAGACCGCTGACGTCCAGTTTGCCGAGGCCGGTCTGTTCGAGGTTTTTCTTGAAGCTGTCGACCTTCGCTCGCAACGCGCCGAGCTTGGGCGACAGTTCGTCGATGCCGGTGATCAGCACCGGCGTTTTCACTTTGGTTTCTTCGTCTGCCATCACTGCACCTGCTGCATCGCGTTGATCCGTTGCGCGTGCTCCAGCGATTCGCGGAGCACATCCAGTGGCCTGGCCATCATCTGTTCGGGGTCAACCTTCCAGAACCAGGCCAGGTCATAG